GTAGGCTTCCCACCTCTTTTTTTAAATCGCTTGGTATGTAATTAACCGACTCAACAAACTGAACCTTGGAGGCATTGTCGGCATCCATAAACTCATTTCGATAAACCTTATCAATTGCTTTCGTTTCCACAAGAACGGAGGCGTCACCTGACTCTATGCGATCCCATACGGCCTGCGTCTCTTTTTGTCCATTATATAAAGATGCAACATGACCAGCATATTGAGTAGGGGTGTAAACCTTTTGATGAAAAAGACTAGTAATCTCTTTCATTATATCATCAGGATCACCTTCGCCAGTTTTCATGGCTATTTCTACAGCGGCCTGCCTATTTCTCAAACCGCTCTTGTCAACCGCATTCTGACGCTTATACTCAACAATTTTACCTTGCAGTCTAGTCCTAGACTTAGCTATAAGCATGTCATGCTCGTCTGGACTAAAGCCCGGCAAAACATCCTTTTCAGCATCATCTATAGCTTTCGACGCTTCATTGATAGACATATCATCCACTATCTGGAGGTATGCTTGCTCAGTGGTTTCATTTCTTACAGCCCTAACCGCTTCGTCTGCTTGCTCTTTTGTCCATTCATTACTGGCAACCAGCGCGAGCGCAGATGCCTCTGTCTTTAACAAAAGCTCTTGAACTTGGTCGGCGTCACCGTTTCTTGCAGCTCTTGATGCCTCTCTTGAATAAGTGTCGACAGCACCTAATAGCTCGCTCTTAGCCTCTTTTCTACCTTGCTTCAACGTATTTTCGTTGACGCGCATACTTCCGCGAGAAATATAATTATTGATAGATTCGATTAATGGTTGGCGATAAGCTTCCGGGGCATTTTTAACTAAACCGTCAAGCATTCCCTTAGAGGTTTTTTGATACCCTTCAACGTCATAAGCAAATTGTGATTCAAGTTCACTTAGCTTTGTAATCGCTTGGGTGTCGACAGACGCAAGATATGCGCCTTGTTGTGCATCGTTAAACGCATCATCAAAGATTCTAGGGATAAAGCTGCTTTTCTCTTCTGGTGCTACGCCGGTTTCAGCCGCTTCTGTACCAGCTTTAGCGCCCTCAATCTGACCTTCTTTAATTCTTTTCTTTTTGCCAATATCAAAAGCAATGTTACTTGCTGCCTGCCCAAGATTAGCGAGCGACTTTAAGCGTTCCGTATTGGCGTTATTGCCAGCGGTTAACGGCCTGATTGTTCCGTACTTCTCGATTTTTTGAAACATTTTATTTACTCAGTTGATAAGCGCTTATACCGCCCTGCAATAGTGTTGACGTCGCTTGAGTATTGCCTTTCTGTCTCGCCGCATTACCTTCACGCTTTAACATATCCTGCCTAATTCTCTGGCTTAATGACTCTGCTCCTTCTGAGCTTGATATGTTTTTAGCGGTATCTAGTGCGACAGCTTGAGAGCTACCCTCTGATTTTATGCCAGAAGCAGCCGCAGACCTAACATTTGCAGAAAGAACTTTATTCAGCCTTTCCCTGCGTTTAATTTCTTCCCCTTCGGCAGAAAGTTTCTCGGTTTCAGCTTGACGCTCTAGATCTAACTGCTGCTGCTGCCCTTGCTTCTTCTGTGCGTCAGCGGTAACAAGAGTGCTGACAACTACAGCACCAACTATAAACCAGCTCATAACTCATCTCCTAAAATCAAATCACCGATAGCGTCCACATCGGTTAAGTCTGTCACATGAAAGGTAGTAATCACGCTATCCTCTATGGCGTATATAGATCTTTTATCGCCTGGCTGCGTTATCTCGTGGTGCGGAGCCATTAATATCTCATCCTTATTACCATTCTTAACTAATATCGTACCCTTTGATAAAAGAAAGTGATGCTCTGTTTTATGTAAAGCACCAACGCCTAACGTGCCTTTTAGCATTATTACTTCGCGCGAGTAGCAGCCATCAGCAAAACGATGCACAACCTCCGGCATTGATTGCGGCAACTGAGCTACCTCATGCTGCATTTCAACTACATTCATGATGATTCAATCTCTAATTCTATTGCTTGTATGTGCATAGGCGTAGGATCGGGGCATGTAAATATAGGCATTTCGTCCCTCGTCCATCCATCAATAGCGTATTGGTCATCTATTATACCCGTATAAGGCAAAGCTGCTTGATCTAAAGTGTCCGATCCAAACGACCTAACGGGTACAGGCACGTCATCCACATAAAGCCCTTTGGTTTCGTACACCCTAAGATTTACGCGAACCACGCGCTTAATGCGCATAAAGTTTTCGCCACTACCAATATTCGTATTGGATGGCATGGGCTGCACGATAGGCACAAAGTTTATACCAGCTTCAAAGTTAGTATGATTCGCTAGCTCGCTGGCAGTTAGTGTTATTTCGCCGCTACCATCTACCGTTCTTTTTGGTAATACAGCACCGTCACCGATAACGCTTACTTCAAACCCGATCAGGTGGTTTAGGCCAGTTAATTTGGTTCCCGTTGCAGTCCCCGCTACCGATCCATCAGTGAGACGACTAAAATCAAGCTTTTCGATAGTGGATATTTCTGCATCCGACCCATTAAATCGCTTGACAATAAAATACGCTTCCTCATCAACCACTTCTACAGCTTCCATTTTCGTATCCAGATTAAATTGAGTCGCCAGCGTCATTGCTGTAAAAGCATTGATATCTTGCGCCCTTAACTTATTTAAGATAGAAGCCGTGCCATCAGTGTTTAAAGTGAACAACCAGTTTGAGTCATCAGAAGCCGTACCTGTTAAAAAGGCCGCATCTGTTGGCGCTGTAATTAAGTGTGACGACAGTACGGTAATATCGTTGGACGCATACGAGTCCTCGTTAAACGTGTAGGCATATTCGCGTAGAGTCTTACCGTTCTTATCGCAAAAGATTACCGAGCCGTCAGCCTCTTGTACAGCGATGTATAGCGATCCGTTAGAGGTTTGATTTCTTGCATTAATAGTAGCCGCTGTAGTGCTTGATTCAAGAATCGCATACTCGCCACCAGACGTAAATATTTGTAAGTTACGACCACCATAAATGTCGGTTATTTCTGTCAGCGTTCGTGATGTAAGCGTGATAAATATGGCTTCGTCATCAGCCCCTTCGTCTATTTCAAAATCTAACAATGCGCCTGACTTAGAAGCAAAAAGACTCTGTTTTTTATCTCTTGTGCCGCCAAGCCATAGCCTGCCCTCAAAAAATGCGCCAAGCCTTGGATAACCCCTTGTTGCGCTCCACACGTCCTCTTTTCTCGGAGAGCCGGTGGCTAATTTCACAAAAGTTAATGCAGAAGACCCAGACCCCGTTGTGCCGAACCCGCTAAACAATTTAAAAGCTTTGGCCGACTCACCAGCAATGGTGATCGAAAAACGATGTGCGCCAGTTCTGGAAACTGAAACGCCGGTCTCCCCAAATACAGGCATGTCCTGTAGATTCTTCTGTAAATTGAATACGGTAGAATCTTGCTCATCGGTCGAGCCGTCACCAGCATAAGTAATGCTTTTGCTTAATACGCCCTCCACGTCAATTTGATAAACCTGACCTTTTGAAAAAGAGGAGAATGTCACCTCTTGAACTTCCGATACAGGTGTGGGGCTTAGCCCATCATTAAAGTCAAACTGAGGGATATTAGTAAAAGGAGCCGCGCCAATAGTAAAGCTAGTGCCGCCGGTAAAGATTATTCGCTGTGTAGGGTGGTTTTCGTGGAATATTAAACAAACGTTTTCGGTTGTTACATGACGAAGCTCGCTAACCTCTGATTCTAGGTATGGGGCAGATAAATTACCCAAAAGAGTATTAGTTTCCCCGGCAAGATAAACAGCAATATCACCAGCAGTAACGCAAAGCAGGTAACGGTTGGATGTAGACGTATTAAAATCTAATAATTTAGCCGATCCAGCCGCATTAGTGGCAACATATTTAAGTCCGCCACGGCGCTTAACCCCACCTTGAGGTACAACCATTACATTTTTGGCTTGCTCTAACCCTTGATAGTATTGTGCTAAAGTAATATTGCCTTTTACTAAAGGGGATAGCTCGCCACTCAAGAATGAGTTTTGTATGTATCTTGTTTTAGCCATTAATGTCTCACATCAACAAGAGGGTGTCTTTGTATAGGCGTTTGCGGGTGCTGCTGTGAATCGGTGTAACGTGCCATTCTGGAAGCGTTTTCGTATTCAGCAGCCATTTCCCCGCGCAAGGCAGAAGAATCCCGTATAGATGTAGAGAAATCGCGAGCTAGTGCGTATTCGATCATCTTCGAGAAGTAAGCAGGCCATTCCGCCTCTGGCGCTGAATAAATGTAATCACAATACAATGCTTGGTTAGTGTTGCAGTAAACGGTAGAACCGTAAACTTGGTAATTCGTATTTGGGTATAGCTTAATAAGAGATAATAAGTCAGAAGGCAATTCGTAAGCGCTTGCCCACTCACCATCTAAAGGTTTAGCTGCTAATAAAGACAACTGCCCTTTAGTGCGTGCAAAACCCCAGCGATGTTTGGTTAGCTCATTGTTAACAATATTCTTGTATAAGTTACGCGCTACATTCTTGCGTCGATCATCACCAATCAAATCATTGATAGATGTGTCGCCGATCAAGATTAATGCGTTAGATATTAGTTCTATTTTGCTAGCCATTGATCGATCACCAAATTATTATCTACAAAATAAGGGGCCGAAGCCCCCGTTTTCTTAATCGCTATCAGTAGCAGCCAATACCGTACCGTCAGCAACATCAACAACACCAGCAGCATTACTCAGTACTTGAGTCAAGATAGCCACCTGTGTTCCTGTGTTAACAGCCCAAATAAAAATCAAATCGCCGACAGCCAAAGTAGCCGATAGATCATTGAAGTAGCCAGCAGTGTTAACATCTGCTTGACTATCAGGGGTGGTGTAGGAATGGATACCGGGCGCAGTGCCTGTAGTATCCCCATGTTTAAAATCAGTTAATACAAAAGCCATGATAATTCTCCTATTATACGAAAGCGATTTTAGCAGTGCCTTCTGGATCAATAATAGTAGAGCCAGCTTTCAGCATACCATTACATAACCATGAAACACGCTCAGGGATATAGTCAACAGACATTGATTTCTCAATACTGCCAGAAGCCATACCAATGGCATTGGGAGCCCATGCGTAAGCTACTAGACCAGAACCACCTAAACCGCCCTCAAGACGACGAGCGCCAACAGTTTTAAACGTGAAGCCCATAAAGCTACCAACCTCACCATTAACCAACGACTTGATAGTGTTGAAATCAGATGAAGTAGTCTCAGTATTGGCAAGCAATGAACCCATGCCTGTACCAGAAACAACGATGCACACCTCTTCTTCAACTTCTAGATCGTCATAGTAAGCACGTAATGCGCGAAGCTTTGCAGTAGTGAAGCCTGTACCACCAGCAGCAATAGAGAAGCCTTGGCCATCTGTTGCGGTAGTGTTATATGTTCCTGCAATAGCAGTGTCGATGATAATTTGGTCTTCTGTACGACCCATAGCCTTACCAATAGTCTCGGTAAGCTTACGCTTCTCGTCAAAATTGACTGTAGCCTGATCGAAAATATCCGTATATTCTGGATGCTCGTGATCGGTTAAGGTTGCGCTTGGTAATGAGTGAGCGATATCCATAGGGACGACTAACGAACTAGAACCAGTACGTAGATGGCCTTGACCTTTACCCATTAAGCGGAATTTGTAAGTGTCGCCAACGACACCAGTGCGATACTCGACGGTATCACGTAGCTTAGACCCGCCCTGATAAGCTAACTTTACGTTAGTATCAAACTCGGTACGTGCTACATCAGATAAGAACTTTGACATAGTATTTCTCCAAAAAGAAAATAAATAATAATAAAACTATATATTTGCTTTGCACGTAACCCAAAAAGAAGGAGTGCTGAAACAAACAACAAACACTTCCGGCCTTTCGGGTATCGGAGAATACTATCAATTATACGCCACTAATTAACAAAATCAATGGCCATGCATACGGCTAATAGCTTCTTGTACTTTTTGCTGCTGTGACGATGAATAATGATATAGCGTTTTGCCGTTCTCATCCTTCTCTGTCATCAGCTTCTCGATGTCGCCTTGTGTTGGAACGCTTACTGCTGGCGCTGAGCTAGTTGGCATCTGAGCTGGCGCACTGGAAGAGATTAGCGCCTCCACCAGCTCTACAGTTTTTGCATTATTAATGACGTCTTTAAACTCTTCGTAATTATCACCCAGATTATTCTTCATATATCCGTCAATATTTTTTAACCTGTCATCGGCATTAGGACCTAAAGCTTCCATTTCTCGCTCTATATCAAATTCTGCCTTAGCTTCAAAGATCGAATTACCCAAAGCTAACAGCTCGCCGTGCATTTCTTGGCTCATCTGATTCTTTGCGCCAAGCTCATTCAAGGTTTTGACGAAAGTATCTTCACCGTCTAAACCTTCTGGTAATTCGTAGGCTTCTGGCGCACCAGTAAAGCCACCAAAACGCTTTTCTAAGTCTGTATATGCCTTAGCTTGATCTGCTACTGACTTGTATTTGTCTGCCTTGAAGTATTCAGGCGCTTCACCTTCACCACTAACACCATCAGACCATGAGAATGTAGATTGAACTTCTGTTGATTCTGTTGATTCTTCGCTAGTACCCGTTTCGCTGGATAGCATTGATTCACTCATATTAAGGCCGCTCTTTTTAGTTGATTAAGAATTT